AAGGCGTCAAGTTCTTCGAGTCGACCAACTTCCCGACCAAGAATGTATCTGCCTCCTTTGATGGTGGCTCCAGCTACTCCTCCAAGGAAGTCGCTCAAGGTTACTTCTTTGGCCCTCAGTCCATCGGTGTGGGTATCGGCGGTCCGAACGCTCAGGTGCTCATCAACAACAACGATGACTTCAGCCGCTTCATCATCCTGATCTGGCAACTGTATGCTGGTTTCGAAATCCTGAACAAGGACTTCGTGACTACCGCATTCAGCTTCGTGCAAGATGACGGCACTGTCTGATAACTAACGTATAAATTCACAACATAGGAAAAGATAAATGACCTATTTGTCCGCTAAAAAAATCTTCCCAGGTAACTGGGCAGAACCCCTGAACGGTTGGTACAAAAACATCGATACCGACGACAGCGGTACCGTTGATGGTTCCAAAGGCGGCCCCACTTCGGTGCTGGCTGTTCCTGGTTATCGCTACTTCCAGCAGCGTGGTTACGTTCCAGTGACCGCTACTTCTGGTGCTGGTGCCGTGGCTTCCGGCAGTGTGATTGTTCCTTCCCCTTATCGGAATGACGATACTCGTCCTGACATCACCGGCATGGTGATCTCTGGTAGCAGCGACATCCCTGCTTACGTGTATCGCGCAACCATCTCCGTTGCTTCTGGCTGGGGTGATGGCCGTGTGGCCTCTGGTGTGTATGCAGCTACTGGCAACGTGATCACCTTTGGCCCTGGTCTGACCTCCACCGGCACTGTTGGTGAACCTGTCGCACAAGCCAACCTGACCTCCACCACTTCTGGTGGTCAGGCCGGTGAAATCTTCTTCGCTGCTGGTGCCGCTGCTTACAGCACTCAGCCCTTCCTGACTGCGACAGGTGCCCCCGGTGTTACCGTCAGCAACGTGTACAAGCAGATCACCTCTGCTACCACCTACACCGTTCAGGCTCGTGGTTCGCAAACCTCCACGACTTCTTCGGGTGGTTGGTACATCTCCAGTGGTGACGCAAGTGCCAATCGTACCGGTTACTTCGTGGTTGAAGTGTGCTACCTCCAGCCTGATACCGCTGCTGGCTACGAAGATATCGATAGCTACCTTCTTGGCCGCACTGTCAGCTGATTGAGTTAAACTAGGACCAGGTTACTACTGGTCCTATGACAACTCTTCCGGCAATGCTTTATCAGCACAAGAAAACAGGTGCAAGAGTCAAGGTTGTAAGTGAATGGGATAACGGCGATTGGTTCATGGTCGAAGATCAGGACGGTCGCCTTTATACCGCTTACAAGACTGAGCTTACACCTGATGAAGATGCTACCAAAAAGGTAAAAGCACTTCAGGTAAAAGATAAAGCGTCCAAAGAAGAGCCACGTACTTTTCCGCCCGATCACCGTTTAAATATCAATTCAGCTACCCCGCAAATGATCGCTGATCATATCAAGGGTATTGGGTTGAAAACAGCTCGCGAGATTAAAGATCTTCAGATGTCCTTATCGGGTGAAAGGTTTAATAATCTTGAACAACTAAAACAAATTAAAAGAGTTGATTGGGATTCAGTACTGGCAGCTGACTTGATTCGAGTTTGATACTTAGAACCCCTGGAATCCCAGGGGTTTTTTAGTCTTACAATGAAAAATAAAAGCTATGGCTGTTTTACTTCCTGGCGGTCACGTAGTCGATCCCAGTAAAGATAACCTTCCAACCTCTGGCGTACACATTGACCCACGTGTGTATCCCCGTTTTGGGCCTAATAGGGATAAACCTATCAACCCAAGGAACGCTAAGTTTTTATTACAAAATCTTCTTGTCGGCGGAAAACCTGTAGTTGAACAGCGCCACGGAACTTGGCAATGGAATTTCCCAATCACCAGTGAGTTTGGGCCAAGAAATATAAACGTCTCTGGAGCCAGCAAAATCCATAAGGGTATTGATATTGCCGGGATGAAAGCTGGTGCTCCAGTCGCATATCGCGGCCCCGGGACATATAGACCAGGGCAAGGTTACGGCACTTTTAGTGTTACGGACGCTCAAGGCAATCCTTACGACCTTCAAGTACTACATACGGTACCTGGTAAACTTGCCGATGCAGTTGCTGGCACACCTCCCCCAGCACCTATTCTTCCGCCGTCAGAAGCAGACTTAGAACAACAAGCGGCGGAGAAAGAAAAGTTTTTGAAAGATTATATTGACAAACAGTTTGAACGTGCATCTTTAAATGAAATTATGAACAGAAAGCGCAAAGATCCTTTTGCGGAGTTTCAAGAGATGATGCAAGCTGTTCCCCTGGGCGTCATGCAAAATCCCTTGGGTTAATTCAGTGCATTTATAATGAAAAACATACGGAAATAGGCTGTGCAGCTCAGCGACTTTGATAAAAGTAGAGTCCGGTATCACCTGGGCTACTTCACGGTTTCCGTGCCAGCAGGTGATTATGCCCGTCTAGAAGAAGCCTTGAATACAGTCCCAGATTCGTACTTCTACGATAAGATTGTTATTCAGATCGGTCGCTGCGACACGGCCGAGAAGAAGACTGAAGTTGCTACTTCACCTTCTACGCGCCTTGAAAGTATCGCTGGTGACGTGGATCGTACGATTCGATCCAGTAATGCCAAGGAGGCACTCAAGGTTTGGGATGAGATTTATCTCTACGAAACCAACCGTTTAGCCGGCATCCTTTACGTTCCGAACTACAAGGATCCCTTCCAAGCCAGATACCGTTACGAACGCTCTGGCGCTGAATTCATTCAGGCTTTACCTGGTCCCGCCGACACTGCCGTTGGTTCTCGTATTTATCTACATGAGGTTTGGCGATAATGGCACCTAAATCACCTGCTGGTTTTCTTTATAACTTTTTGGGTCGTGCCGCACAAGACCCAACAAACTATCGCTTTCTGCAACAAGCAGCAGGAGATGTTCTTTCTCGTGCAATCCCAAAGAACGTAAACTGGGGTGGACTACCAAGCCAATTTTTAAATACGCTTGACGATATCACTAGAATGGCACCTGGTGCAGCAAAAGAAGCCGCTCGCACCAAGGCAAAAACAACTTTAACTCGCGCTGCAGTTTCTCCGCCATCACCTTCCTCTGTACGCATTGGCCCTGGTGGCTTACCAAGCGCTCCTCCCATTGGGACACCTGTGGTGCGCCCTCCGGTAACAAGCAGAGCACCTTCCACATCTCTCCCTGGAGGCGGGCCTTTTAACATTGATTATGCGTTACGACGTGCAACCGGTTTTACTGGAAGTCCGCAACAATTAATTGATAAACTAACACCGCCGTCTTTCGGTGCTCAACTTGGACAAGTGCAACGTCAACTTGGACAAAGCGCACAAGGACTGGTAGACACAAGTCGTGGTTTGTTGCGTAATCTACCAACTCCAATTAACCCATTTACAACACGTACACCCACAACAGTTCCTGGAAAAGTCGGCAAATTTTTTAATCCTTTAAATCCTGCAAATGCTATTGATTTCATAAATCCAATGCCAGGTGTTGGCCTGGGTGCCAGGCTCACCGCTGGCTTAGGCTTAACAGGCATTGGTGGCACTGCTGTAACAGTTGGTGGAGGCTTGGCAGGTGCAGGTGCTTTTGACATGCTTTTCCCACAAGGAACTGCCGATGCAACGTTAAAAGGGAAGGACGCATACCTAAACAACTACATGCCTACCGGCGGAGACCCAAGCCTTCGTGACGCACAAGGACGTATATGGGCGGGTAAAGATTACGGCTTCCAATCCCCAGGGTCATTTAATAAATTATTTGGTGGAGCACAACAAACTACTGCTGGTGGAACTCCTCCACCAGCTCCGACCCTTCCGCCTTCTGTGGATCCTGGGTCGCAAGCCGGACAATTGACAACACCTCCCACACTTCCACCAGCAGCCCCCGCTGCACCTGGTGGACCTACGGTGTTATCTAACGGGGCCGGTGTTCCCGCACAACGACAAAATGTCAAAGAACGCCAACTCTCTCAAGACGTACTTAACGCTGCTCAGCAGTACGCTTCTCCTGCAGGTATCCCCCTTTCTTCCTTCTATGCGGGCCAGCAGCAACTGGGTAGGAGCATGGAGCAGACTGGAGAGCTTCAGCGTCGTCTGAAAGAACTTGGTGGCGCTGCTGGGATGAGCGATCAAGCCTTGATGGCTTGGGCTCAAAAGAATCCTGGCGTTGCATACCGGGAGTTATTGAAACTCCAAAACAGAAACCAACAGATGTAAAGACAATGCCGGCACCCGCAGGACTTGCTGCGATTTTTCCTCAGGATTTTTTAAACGCAGCTTTTCGTATTAGTACTCAGGAAGCAAGGGATCCCAAATATGGGGCAAATCCCGGTACCGTTGCGTCTATTCTTAATCGTTACCACCACCCTGGCTACGGTAAGAATTGGCAAAATTGGTTACTAAATCCTAACCAGTATGCTGTTCTTAAAAAACCACAAAAGGAAAGCGGTGCTCAGGCACGTCAGTTTTACACTTCACCGGAAGGATTAAATCTTCTTCAGCAGACTGCACAACAATTGAGGGGTGCAACCGATTTCAGGTCAACATCTTACCTAAGAGATCAGGGTCTGCTGATGAAATATCCTGACAATTTAATTCCTACTCAAGTTAGTGGACGTATTCAATACCTCCCCCCCGGAGAACTAAAGAAACGCAACTTATCGCCTTATTTACGAGAGAACACTTTCTTTAGTGAATCGGGGCCAGCCAAAACACAATGGTGGCAAAAGTTGGGTCCACGTAGTGAAGCTACTGAAGTAGAGGCTTCTCCAATGACAGCAACTGGATTTGATACTGCATTAGCAGGGCAAAACCCAGAACTAATGGCATTATTGGAAAACCAACCAAATTTCATGCCGTCATTAGAAAGACGTGACACACCAACTTCTTCCTTTGCTAACTTTATGCGGGTTTTTGGACCACTTAGCGCATAACATTTATAATAAATAAAAACAAGGTGATAGAGCTTTGGCATCAACAAGCACAAACAAACAGCCACTTTTGGTTGATCGCCCGTTATTCGACTCTGTTCGTGTAACGACCCAAACCGTTGGTAGCGCCACGACTAACACACTTTTTGTGCAGGGTGGTCAGGCGCCATCTATTTTGGTGGACATGGACGCCACCTTGGAAGAAGACAACAATAACGGTGGTGTCATTGACTCGATCACAATTGCGCGTAATGACTTTTATCGTTCAGCCGATTACACAGTCAATGCTACAACTTCGGGCACTGTTATATCTCTTGTCAGTGGTCAGGTTGTATTTGTCGCTTCCACTGGGGTCTTAACTAATCCTGCTGCAAGCGGTTTCGGTTACTACACGTATACCGGTGGTGCCACCTTGACCGGCGTAAATACCTCTTTTGTTTACTCTGGCGGCACATCAAGTGGTTTTGTGTTTAACGGTGTGGCTTATGGTTACCAGCCAGCGGTGACATTTGTGTTTTACCACACCCGTGGTACGACAACTCCCATCCCTGCTTCTGGTGACTACAAATTGTTGTTTGCCAAAACGGTTCCTGCCAACAGTGGTATTATTGACTGCTCTGATGTGCTACCTCAATTAGCAGCGCCATTACCAAGCGCAGGAAATACGACAGGTTTGGGAACAACCGCCCCACTACGCAATAAAGGTATTTACCTGGAGCGGGGCGATCGCATTTATGTGGGTGTGTTCCCAGACGGCCCGAACTCTTCTGGTTATATTCCAGGTGCTCACGTTATTGCAGAAGGCGGCTTCTTCTAGTCATGGCTAAAAAGAGTGGCAGCTCTTTTGGTACATTTAACGAAAATAAACAATTTGTTGTTAATGGCGTAAAGCCCATTACAACAGAGTTTTCCAAAGGATCTGTTCCATATTCGATTTATACCATTAATCAAGAATCAGCTTGGGCCAGATGGCGTCGTGGTTACGAAATAGCAACGGCCTCTCTGTACACAAATAACTTCTCATATCGGTTTAAATACACAGTCCCATTCCCGCAAGGATTCCTGCCCACTGGGACTGAATACCCAGACATTCTTGGTTACTTCCAGGGGTTCCCAACGCGGAGTAAAGAGTTTCGTGTCCACTGGGCAGCGAAGAAAACTCCTGGCAGCGTACGCTTTGATCGTTTAAAAGCATACGTTGCTTTATTGAATACTTATTCATTTGACAAGCCAACGTTTGATTACCTTGATTCCGGACAATGGTTTGACGATGAGACAACGGTCAAGGAGATTGATGCGTACATTGGCTCGGTTACAGAGGATGCTGAGTATTGGTACGTCAAACTAAATGGGGCCTGGACAAAAGGCAATAAACTTCCGCCGCCACTTTACGTTGATCTTGGTACGGGTCTGGAAGGTCTAAAAGCATTGAACGGTGAGGTCTTAGAAGATCGCATTATTTCCAAAGATGGAACGATTATTGATCGTGACACAATTGATCCAGCGACCCAGAAAAGATATGGGTATGTCCAGGCAGTGTTAATTGATACCGACGAAGAAACCGGCGTTTTAAAGTTTAAAAAAGCAGGCTCAGTAGAAGCAACGGCAGACCGCACATTAGTCAGTCC